CTACGGCATCAACCTGCTTTTGAACACCATCAATGGTGCCCTTTATTTCTGTCACAGCAGCACTAAGTGCGCTGTGCTTTTCTGCCAACTCAGAAATTCTATCGTCGACGCTTTTGCTGAAAGCTTCTACAGATGTTTTAATTTCTGTAACTTGTGCAGCATTTGCTTCTGTAGCTTTTGTGAGTGTCTCTGCGAAAAAGCCTTTTAGATCGCCTAACATTTTTGCAAAATCAGGTTCATCAACCATAACTTCTACTGTATCGGCTGCTTTTTCAACGTTGTCGGCAGAGGCTTCTTCAGTTGCAACTTCTGCAACCTCGGATGATTTGTCAAAAAGATCGACATTTGCTTCATCTGCTGCTGGAGCTTCTACGGCTACGGCTTCAGTTGATTCGATTGTTGCTTCTGCTGTTAAAGCTTTTTCAACATTATCAATGTTTGTATCTGACATTTTATTACCTCCTTCTACGTTTGCCTGTTTTGCTAATTGTGTTTCAGGCAACGGTAATCTTGACTTCTTGAATGAAGCAAGAATCTTATCTATCTCTTTTGACTTATTGATATCTGAACTTTCTACCCAACCGATTAGCGCAGCTGGTTTTCCAGATATAGGTGAATCAAAAGTTTTTTCTGTGGACATAAACACTGAGTCGCTGTCCTCACAATAAAAAATATTTTCTGTTACTACATTTGCAGCAAGGCCTTTGTAAATCATTTGTCCGTTAACCTTTTCGATTGACAAAATATTACATAGCTCGTTTGCTGGTGAGTCAACAATTGAAAGCTCAACTAGATCATAATCCTTGATAAATCTAACTGCTTCTCCTGTTGCTTTGTTAACTTCGTTGTCTGACTCTTTAATCTTACCGCCGATTGAAAAACCAGAAAGAGTGCCATCAAGAACTTTTTCCCAAGTATCTTGTGCTCCCTTTGAAATGTATGAAGTTACATAAACTCCATTGTAAAAAGTTTGAGACTTTTGATCGTAGTATGTTTCTGGCTTGAATGAAACAACTTTGCCTACTGCATTTGATTGATGCATCTCACGGAGATTTCCTCTGAAGTTTTCAAAAGCTTTTACGCTTGCTTCTGCTGTGACTACATCACCTGTCTGGTCAACATTGTCTAATGTTGCAAAACCAGATACAGTTCTATTTTCTCGATTGACCTTAGTAAACGGAATCGACAAATGTAGATTTTCGCCATTACTAGACCAATGGCCTTTTTCAATGTTCATATGCTTAATTTTAGTGGTTTATCTACTATAACGCAAATAACAGTTGATTAAACTTATTTGACTTTTGGACCGTCGCCCTTGGGGTTTCTGGCCTCTCCGCTTTTATCTGGGGCATTGGCTGATCTTTGCTGATCTCGCTTTTTATTTCCAGTGGATTTTGCTTTCTGGTCAGCCACCTGCTGTGGCTTCAAATCTACCATTTCGTCCCCGCCGTCAACCGTTGTCATATTCTTTCTAATACGAACTTCGTTTGGAGTTATTACCTGCATTCTTAAATAAATTTCATCAATACGGCTTTGGGTCTCTTCATCAGTAAGACTGAGCTCGTTGAATTTTAATTGTACTACATCTGTCTTTTCTGCAATTAAATAATTTAATTTCTTTTCAAGTCTATCCTGTGAAGGTCGACAAACCTGTTCTTTAAATGTCTTGTCCGCATCTCTGGCAGCTGCTAGGTTAATCCCCTCTGGGATACCTATCTTGCTAATTGGAACACGGTGAGCCAAAAGAATTTCATCTCTATTAGACTTACGATAAATATTAAATGAAGACTCTTGCTCTCCTGCTTCAATTGGCTCCATCTTAAATTCTGTTTTTGAGTCTGGTGTGTCTGCTGGAAGGGGTATGTATAAGGATCTATGATTCTTGCCTTTTAGTCCAACCTGAAAAAACTCAAGCAATTTTCTTTCTGACTCTGGTGAAAGCTTTGCTCCCTTTACTGTAATAATATATCTTGGGACCGCCTTGTTTTCAAAGTAGTCTAAGTTGTATCTTCCAGCAAATTCGTTTCCTGCCAGCGCTTGTTGTGCTGCAATAATATCTGGGACTCCGTAGTAGTTATTCATTGGAGTGTATTTCTTTAAATGTATAATTTCATTTGGTCGATCTTCTTGACCAGCAATTGGGCTTGGTGTTTCAAGGTCTCCAAAATTGCGGAAGTAAACCGCCTTGCCATAAAGCAATTGAATAAATCCATCACGGAATCTGCGTACACGCATTGTCTTGGCTGGTATGTGGCCTATGTAGCCTATGTCTCCAGCAGTTGTACGTCCAATCTCTATGTAGCCGTTTCCAGTCGCCTCAAGGTCCGTGTAGGCCTTTATAAGGGTCTCTGTAAATGACTCCTCTTCGTTGCAATCATCAAGCCAGCGATCTAGCTGTGTTTTAATTCTATCAATTTTTGCACGTGCTCTGTCGACCTGCTTTTGATCGGTTATGGCATCCATTGCATCTTTTGCTTTTGATGTCTCCGTAAACATATATCCTAGACCAACAATATTAGAAACCTTTGCATTAATTGCTGCGTAATTGTATGTTGAAACTTCATATATTTTTGAAAGGTATTCTAAATTATAAGTTGGCTCGACAAGGTCAAATAAAGCATATCCGCTAATTGCTTGCTGCAAAAGGTTTTGTTGTGTTCCTGAGCCGTCGACTCCTACAAAAGCCTTTGAAAAATCACGATTAATTTTGCGCTTAAAGTTTGTGCCAAGGCCTCTAAGTTTTTTAATTTCCTCTAAGCCCATTTTAAATGGATCTTCTGACTCTTCTGCTTTTTGAAAATGAAACCAGTCAGATGTATTTGAAATGTCAATTGTATTGGAAGAGTTGTCGTCTTCTAAAACTTCTATATTGCGTGTCATTGTACTTTACCGCCTCTTGATACGGAGTCTTTATAAACTCCTATGTCGTATGGATCTGGGGGAAGTCCCCATCTAAGTCTTTGTTCTTGCTCTTCAAGCTCTTCGTCATTGATTTTTCTTCTTCCAGAAAGGAATTTAGGCTGGCCCTCATGAATACCGTATGAGCGAACTTCTCTAGCCAGAGCATCGATTCTGGATCTGTTGCCTTTGATTGACGTGATAGAAAGAAAATTCCCATCGTCATCTCCAATCCATCTGCCATCAGGCATTTCCCACACATAGATCCCTAGGGTTGTCTCTTCAACAATCTTGGTATTTTTATTTAAGATATCCATAGACCACAATCATACCATTATCTAGCACTAAAGTCCAGATTTATGCCAAAGAATTACATAATTTATATACTTATTGACAAGGGCTCTACAGAAGTAATAGTAAATGATGTAAAGTCATTACCAGTTGTTGCCTCAGATACCGTCATTTGGGTGTCAGCAATTGTTTTCACCAGACTTCCTGTATATAGAAGGTAGTGTTGGGCTATCTGGGCCACAGAAAGATTGTCTTCATATATGGCTAGGTTATTATACATATGATTTATTCCAGATTTTGAGTCGGTCTGATTTTGATTAAACTTAATATTGGTTGCCCCAGATGTAAAATTAATAACAACATGATGTGGCAATCCTACTGCCATAAAATCAAACACATTTGTTTCAGATGTCCTATTTATACCATTTACGTATATTGAAGAAACTGCTGTTTTTGATATAGCACCACTTGAAGACCACTCATATATCTTTGATGCAGCTGATACAAGTACATTTTCTCCTGACTCTGGGGTGAATATCATCTCCACCGCTTTAATATTTGGCACACCATTTAAACTGAATCCGTGGCCATTGTACATTCTTAGACCATTATTTTTATTATATGACAAAATTTTACTATTATTTTTTGGCAAAGAATAATCAAAAGCCGAAGACAAGTAGTATCCAGAATTATCGCTATAAAAGTTTTTAGATCCATAGAATAATATCTCAATGTTTCTTAATTCTAGGTCATACTTACTTGTGTCATATGAAGACATGGTCACTCTTATATACAGGATGCTTGAGACTTGATTATCATTTTTATTATAATATGGGAGCGGGCTTCCATTTTTACATTCCCGCCATCCATTAATTCCATTTAGACTTATTTCTACTTTTATTCCAGATAAGTCGTCGTTCCAATATATTTGGCTCGTAGATATACTAGAATAGTTTGGAACAGTAAAAGAATCTATAAATGAATACTCTGCGGTTGCAGGTTCAGTTGTTTTTGGAAAATACAAATAAGATCCGTCTTGTGATATAGATATTCCATCTTTTGCTACATCTGTCCAAGATTTAGATTGGGGGTAAGCAAATCTAAATTTATGTTGAATTGGGCTAGCGTTCATGCTAAACATATATCCGCCATCTACATTTACTATTTGAGATGAATTTATTTCTTTTATGCCTTCTAAATAATGAGCTCTAATTTGATTTTCGGAAAGTCTGAATTTATAAAATGCAACACAGTCTATGACAAATTTTCCATTTGCGGAACCTGTTTTAAAATCAAGTGATGGGTTTGAGAACTGATAGTTACCTATGTTTGAAGATTCTACAAGTGCTCCGTTGATGTAAAGGGATATTGATGTTCCTTCAAATATACCAACTAGGTGCAACGACTGTGAATTAGATACGCTGTACTCTATTTCATTGCCGCCTACTTTAAAAACAATGTTTCCATTTTTATAAAAAAGCCCAGTATTGATTGATGTATCTCCGACTATTGTTATATCAATTTGTGTAGGAGGCAAAACACACCAAGATTCAATTGTAAAAGAATCATCTTTATTGTATTGGTTTGCAATGCCCTGCGGTACGTAGTGAACTTCTGTATCTGACAGTATCTGTGTGCCTCGTATACCTCCAGATATTAAAGGCATTAATTCTTTATTAGATGTATTTACAGCATATCCATCATTAACGTTACCAGAGTAATCGTACACTGGAAGTCCGCTGAGTGCTGAGTAGGTTAGGCCGCTGTCTTTTAAATCTTGATAGGTTGCAAATTGAGACACTATTCCAGAATATGATCCAACGCTTCCAGATCTAACTTCATCTAACAAATAGAATGATGTTGGATGGTCATTTAAGACTACGTTTTTATATGACA